TGATGACGATTATGATCAAAGGGAATGAACCTCCAAATCGCTCGCCCTCCTGCACGTATAAATGCAGTGGCATGCTCTATTACTCTGTTCCAATCTGTGTCTTGTCTATATAGGTGATGAGTGTCTGCCAACCCGTCCAGGGCAAACCCAATGGTAACTCCGGGCTTGGCCAGGCTGGCCCACCATTCAGGATTACGCACACTACCATTGGTATTGATCATCACAGGAACATTGTGTGCCACTAGATATTCTACTATTTCTGCCCCATCTTTTGCTGATGCAAAGTCTCCTAAGTTTCCGTTGAAACTTACCCCTTGGAAGTTATAGTTAACAGGGACTCGCCCGTTGACAGGCGGATCTGATTGCATAATTGACGCCAACACTTCTGGGGTTAATATATGCTGGAAGTTGGCCAACGTTAGTTCTGTAAGCGGATATCCGCTGTTGTAATCAAAGCCACGGTAATTGCGCATGCACATTGGACAACGTGCATTACACCGTGTAGTGAGTTCTACTTGCACACGGCGTATCTCATTCAGTTTAAGCATGAGAATATTTATAGGCGCACTTTTTGCTAAATATTCTTATGCTAACACATTACGTTCGTATTCTTTGCGATATCTACTGTAAATCCGAAGGGACACCAAACCCTCGTTACCGTGTGTTTGTCAATGATGAATTGTTTGCTGAGCGTACCTGGATCTGGCAGGATGTTTACTTAGAAGAAGCATTGCAGATTGAAGCACGACCTGGGCTATACCCTATTAGAATTGAACTAGTAGAGCCCAATGTTGGGAAATTAAAAGTTAAAAATATACGTGTTGATCACGGACCTGCTGTACTTCGCAAAGGCGATATTTTAGAGATAACACCATGAGAGCAAGAGAATTTGTATTTGAAACAACAACCAGTGGCGGCGTTGCAACTGTTGCCATGCCAATGGGAACACAAACAAGAAATGGCGGATCTTTCTTTAGTGGTAAATATGTAACGGGCTCGGATCCAACACCAAATACGCCCAAAGAATATAAGAGGAATAAAAATGCTAGCGGACGCTTTAAAAACACTCCTGGCAACTGAGTACGCTTTTGCACTCAAAGCCAAGCAGTTTCACTGGAACGTAGAAGGCCCTGACTTCGGTCAACTTCACGCTTTCTTTGATGCTATCTATTCAGACGTAGATGGAGCAACAGATCCAACAGCAGAATACATCAGAGCACTGGGCGATTATGCTCCAGGCTCATTTGAACGTTTTGTAGAATTAACACAAATTCCCGGGCAAACAAAAATTCCACGTGCCCGACTCATGCTAGAAGAACTCTTGGCCAACAACGGTCAAATGCTAGAACTTCTCAATCAAACTTTCCAAGCAGCAACAGAAGAAAATCAGCAAGGCATTGCTAACTTCATTGCTGAACGCATTGATGCTCATCAAAAGCATGGATGGATGTTGAGAAGTTACTTGAAAGAAGCCAGAGCATGAGCAACGACATTAGATCGATCTTAGAACGATTAAGTTTAGTTGAAGGTAAGACTACTCCAGTTAGTCCCCGAGGTAGCATGAACAAGCAACAAGAGCGTGTTCCTCAATTACCTGCCTTGTTTAAACCCAAAAACATCAGTACTACACTAACCAAAAAGCCTTATCAAAAGCATCCAATGGATGGCTACATGGTAGGCGAAAACGCTCTTGCAGAAGCCATGCAAGAAGTAGAAGAAGACATGATCAGCAAAGTCAAGAAAGACCTAAATGCTTATCTTGACCGCCTAGAAGATAAAGTCAGTGGTGCAGACGATGGACAGAGAGACCATCAAACTCCTGAGTTAGACAAACTCAGCGCCAAAGAAAAACGAGATCGTGACCTCATACAAAAAGCAGTTGATGCAGTAGAGCAAGGTCAAATAGAAGAATCTCCAACACAATGTATTGCCATGGAAGATGGTACTCTGTTTGAGATATACGAGTGCGGTCCAGAAGAATTTGAAATTCGTCATGGCGGACGCAGTTTGCCCACCCGTTTCCCCAATATCGATCATGCCAAGATGGCAGTAGATATCTTTAAGTCTCGCAAGCAACAGCAACAACAGCAAGAACCTGAGCAAGACTTGAGCCAAGATTATATAGAAGAGAAGTAATTATGATCATCGACCAATTATTTGAAAACAATAAAAAATTAAACGAACACGACGGCGAAGATTGCGATCTTTGTAACGGCACCGGCGAAGGGTTGTTTGACGGAGAATCGTGCCATAAGTGTCATGGTACGGGTGTAATGCCCGGAACAAGAGATGATGACGACTTTGACCCACCAGATGATTACGACGACAATGATTACGGAGATGACGAATCTTACTACGAAAAATCCTTGAGAAGTAGAGGCCTAGGCGAAGGTGAGCAACTTGACGAACTAAATTGGAAAGACATCCAACGTGGTGCTAAGAAGATTGGCAAAGGCGCACAGAAGTTTACTAAGAACGTAGCAGACACTGGTGCTGCTGTTGGTGCTGCTGCTAAAGATGTCGGCGGTGCTATCAAGCAAGTTGGCAAGACAGCAATTGCTGATCCTGTTTCTGCAACATACAACGCAACCAAGAGTGGTCTTAACAAAGCGGCCAACGTTGTGGGCAACACATACAACGACGTCAAGGCCGGCGCACAAAAGGTGGGCGGCGCTGTTGATACTGTAGCCAAAGATGTTGGCGATGCTGGCACCTGGGCAGGTAACAAAATCAAACAAGCAGGTCGTGGCGTTGCAAACGTTGCTGGCGGAACTGCTGGTGGCCTTGGTGCTGTTGCAGGTGGCGCAACAACAGGCTTGGGTCGTGCTGCTGCACACGGATTTAATACAGGTGTACAAAATGTTGGCGGCGATGCTGTTGAGCGTTTGCAAACCAACATTATGAAACAAATTGATGCCAAGAAAACCGAAATTGCAGGTCTTGAAAAAGAACTAGCAAAAGTACAATCTCAAGCACAAGCGCCAGCCGCAGCAAATTCAATCACTGACCAAGGCGGTGCTATTAATCCAGATACTGGAATGGCATACACACCTGACGAAGTTGATGCATGGTTAGAGAGAGATAAGATCCAGCGAGAACTTCTTCCAAAGATCAAATCACAAATTGGCGCACAGCCAGGTGGTGGCTATGACCTTAGCCAAGCAACTGATAAAATGCTTGCGAAACCACAAACAACAACTGCTGCGTTACCGACAGCAACAGCAGCACCTGGTGCACCTAGCAAGGTTTCTTATGGACAAGGGTTTAACAAGCCTGCGGCACCGAAGCCAACTACTGTACCTAACTATGGACAAAAGACTCCAGGCTACAACTATACAACCAGCGTAACTCCTACTGCTACACCTGCTACTAGAGTAACTGCCGGCGGCCCAACTGCTGCTGAAAAGGCTGCTCTTGACAAGCGTATTGCAGCCGCTGCTCAAGCACAACCTGTTGCAGAAACAGTAAAGCAAGTCAAGCGTATGATGGAAACAGTTACTACCAAAGCAGATGTTCAACGTGTAAAAGACTACATTGATTATCACATGGGCACTAACTTAACAGAAAGCGCAAAACTCAAACGCAATCAGTTGATTAGTGAAGTCACTCAGTTAGCAGCCACTCGTCGTAGAGAAATCGCACGACGCCTGGCCCAATAAACACACCTTAGGACCGTTACCGTTTACGGTGTGTGGGGCGGCTGCTGCCCGGACTAGCGATTCGCTACCGTGATGTCCTAAGTGAGCATTATATAATCACTGATCTCCGGAAAAACATCACGCCAGTTAGTCTGTCGGTGCTTGTCGTGCAATACAATATACTCCATGAACCGAGCATACTGTTTAATATTAAACGGCTCCAGCAGTTTTGTAACAGGATGGTCTGCGCCGTACTTTTCCCGAATAAGTTGTTGCAGGCGCGGAGATATAGCACTTAACTTCATTGGAGTATCGCCTCGGGGTTGCCAAGGATACTTAAACATATTTTGATATTTTGTGCCTTTGAAAAACTCTTCTGCCCAGTTGGTGTATACATCATTATAATATAAACTAAACGGTGTTGTAGTGTAACTGAAAGTTGCCAGATGAATATTCTCGTCAGGTAATTCTAATAAAAATTTCAAATTGTCTTCTACTTGAGACCATTGCAATGGCCAGCGTAGGTAGTTAAAATGCTCACCTATTCCGTCAATGCTACATTGTAGAACAACCATCTTAAATTTTTTCCAGGTATCCAAAGTCTTTTTATTGGGACGATAACTGCCGTTTGTTGTGTATCTTAACACAGTGTTCTCAGGATGCGTTACATTCTCAAGCAAGCGGATATGACTGTCTGTTCGCAGTGGCTCGCCACCTAGGAATCGAATCTCTTGAGCGTTTGAAAAATCAATGGTCTTGCTTAACTGGTCAACAAATTCTAAACTTGCTATCTTAGGGTCACCAACCTGTTGTATAGGAATATTCTTGATTTTGTTATCGTATTTTTCCCATGTAGTTGAGTTCCAAGGGCCGCAGATCAAGCAAGCAGCGTTGCAGTCTCTGTCTATTTGTATTTCGATGGAAACTTTTGAATCATCATCTACGGATTTAAAAATTTGATGTTCAAGCGATTGTAGTCTCGGAGAAAACAGATTTTTTTGCTCTCTAGTTTTGCATTCATTGCAACGATTGCCTGCAGACTTCCAATCTGTTATTTCAGAAAGTTGTTGCTGATACTGTCTAACTTCGTCAGCAGATGTAATGTCTACAGATTCTGTAAACCAGCAGCACGGTCTTAACTGCCCATACTCAACTCGAATTTGGTTGCTGAGAAATTTGCAAAAATTATTTGTCATTGTTTTAAAAAAGGTACTATTTCGGGAAACACTTTTTGCCAGTTGGTTTTTCTGTATTGATCTAATCGGTCTAAGTACTGCACACAAGGAGTGTGTGTAACTATTCCTAGCCCACTGAACAATTTTGAAACACTGTGTTCTTTCCCAAACTTTTTATATATCTCTGCTCTAAGGTAATACGGTGTTTGTCGCAAATCAACAGTGCCTGTGCTTTTGTTTGGTTTTAACGTAATCAACTCTTGGTCGTCGAATGTTGTTCTAACCCAATTTTCTAATTCGTCATAGTACCAAACATTCAGCGGCGTTAGTGTGGCCAAGACTACAAATTTAAGATTATCAAGCCTTAGACTTTTTACATAGTCAATTGTAGATTCGATACGTTCCCATTTCAGCGGGTATCGCTGGTATTCAAAACGTTGGCCTACTCCGTCTATACTTAAATTAAATTTGATCCTTGCGCACTCAGCAGCCAGTGACATCAGTTCGTTGCTGGGTTTAATGCTGCCATTGGTTTGAAAATGCACCACAACATCTTTCAGCGATCCGTGAGTGCTTTTTAGTAACTTTAGAAACTCCAATGGTATTGGAGATTCAAACGGCTCGCCGCCTAAGAAACTCACACTCTTGACATATTCCATTGGAAATTTATTCTTGATCAACTCTAACCAGGTCAGCGGGTCCACTAGATTAGGCAAAGATTCTTTTGTTTTGAGTTGGAACTTGACTTCTTGTTTGCGCCAGGTAGTTGAATGCCACGGCCCGCACATGATGCAGGCAGCATTGCATGTTGTGTCAATTGTTAACTCCATCCATGCAGGAACATTATCCGGAATTGACCCGTCGGGTATTTCTTTGAAAGAACGTAACCGTGGACTGCTGTCGCCATAAGCGCCACTGTCTTCAATCTGTTTGCAACTTGCACATTCAGGCACCCAGTCAGATATATTAGAGATTGCTTGCTTCTCTTGATCAAAATCAGGGTTGTTTAGTAAATCGATTTCTTTTGAATACCAGCAACAGGGTTGATACACAAGTCCTACACCGTCGCTTTTGATTCGATATCCATTGCTGAGAAACCTACAAAAGTTGTTTGCCATTGTAATATTTATAGACCACTCCCCGGCCAATAAATATTAGCCTTGAAACAAGACGTAACTATTTTATACCCAGGTGGCTCCGGGGGTTTTGCTTTATTTTATTACCTGCTGTTGTCAGGACAATATCACACAGGGCTAGACTATGACTCTGTTCAAGATCTGATTGATCAACAATTTCCGGATAGTTTAACTGCACATCCAGAAAACTGGAAGCACAAAGAGTTTTGGCCCGATAACCAAAAATGCAAACTGACCAAAACATCACCAAGGTTGTTTTTGATTTGCAATCCTCTTTGGTTGCCTCATTTAATGTGGCAAAATCTTAACATAAGTCGTGGCACCCATAAGATTTTACTTTACACTGATTTTAAGTTACAATTGCGAATGTGTTGGGAAAAGCAAGCATATTGGTTCACTGATGTTAGCAAGCAGGCGTTCAATGCGCCCACTGACACAAAACAATACCTAAGACAAATCATTGGAACTCAAGTCAACAACTTAGACCCGCAGTTACCCCGTATAGAAAAAATGTTTCAGCCAACACAAAAAGTTGAACTCAAGGAATTTATATCGTCAAAGACGTTGCAGGGATTTGGTCAACCCAATGCTGCACAATTGGCATTTCTAGATCGGTGGACGTCTTTGCAACCTAAGAAGGTACAGAATATTTTACTATGAAGACTGTGATAATAATGTACATGCCCGGGCATGCTGGCAATTTTATACTGAGATTGTTTGGCCTCTCAGCAGAGTTCATGCCTATACTGGAAAAAGGATTGTTGAATAAGTTAGTGGAACAGTGGGAGCCAATCGAACTGTTTAACAAATTGCAAAACTACAGGTTTTCTACGTCAACACAACGACACGCAACTTGGCAGCAATTCCATAGATCCTATGCTGACTACTTAGACACTGCTCAATACAGACTATTGAACTTGATAAGCGACTTAAAGTACACAATGATCTATGCTATACATCCGCATGAACTCAACAGTAGTTTCCAAGAAGTAGATACAACAGAATTTTATTATGTTGACCTAGACCCTAAATTCAACAGTTGGGTGTCTTCAGAACAAGAAAAATTAAAATTTATATGGCGGCCCGACGAGGAGCAGCAGTTTGAAGTTTATAAGAAACAGCATCAGATGAAGAAGATATCTTTGTCGGCTTTCTTGGAAGATGAAGAAACATTCTTAGCAGAGTATCACCGAGTATGCAACGAAATGCAAGTTAGTCCAGACCAAGTGTCAGCACTGGATCTCTGGCGCGACTGGCGATCTATTAGATTTACAGAGAAGTAACATGATCTATACTATTTCTAGGCCGCCCACTGACGATCACACCTTTCCTATGTTTCAACAGTTAATTAAAAACTTAACTGCGGAGTTTGAAGGTTATTACATATGGAGTAATCCGCCAGGGCGTGTATTACAGTTATTAGACAATATTAAAATCAACAAACCCATTGTTGTTATTGCTATCAAGGATCTACTGGATGGCTGGGAAGAGTTCAATTACTGGACCAGCACACAACAAATTATCTCAGCAAAGTTATCTGAGGTTGCCAACAAGCACCGTAACACAAAATTTATAATCTTTACCAGTTTAGAAAATTTACAGTTAGAAATCAACGAGCCTAACATAGACATTATTCCCTGGGGTGGCGATCTTGTTAACCAAGAGATCCCTTACAAAGAACTAAAACCGGTTGCAGATAAAAACTTTGATAGTGAAAAACCTTTTATCTGCTTGAACAGAAATAACCGCGACCATAGAATTGTGGTAATGAGTTACATACTTGGCCAGAACATTGATCAATATGGCTATGTATCTTACTTGAGTAATCAACAAAAAGGACCTAGTAGGCCAGACGATTTCTTGGACCGCATTTGTTGGGAGTTTGACGAACCACGACACACAGATGCCAAGAATATAATGTTGGATGGTTATAAAAAGTTACTCAAGTTCAACCAGGAAGATTCTGAAGAGTATGAAATCTACAATCATTATGGGCGAAAAACCAATGACAATGCCACAAACTTTGATGTTCATCTAAGACCAAGATATCGCAACAGTTTTGTTGAAATAGTTTCTGAGTCATCATTTTGTACTCCAAGTTTCAACATAACAGAAAAAACTGCCAATGCATTTTTTGGATTCAATTTCCCAATCATACTAGGCGGTGCTGGAATCATTGAGCATCTTAGAACTGTGGGGTTAGATGTGTTTGACGATGTGGTTGACCACAGTTACGATACCATGACTAATCCGTTTGATCGTGTTATTGCTGCTATAGATAACAACCGCAGATTGCTGACTGACGCAGACTATACCAAACAAAAGTGGAAAGAATGCCAGCCACGATTTGAATCAAATTTTGAGATCATTCGCAACATCTACGATTGGTATGATGCCAGAACACAGCGTTTGTTCAACGAGGTTATTCAAAAGATTTGCTAAACATCAAGTATTAGCGTACACTTACATTTTCTAAAGGAAACACTATGAGCGAAAAAACTTTCAATGGCGATCAAAAGATCAAACTTACTCAAATCATCAACGAAGGCATGCAAGTCATGCACGAAATTGATACACTGCAAGGCGGACTGTCAGACACTATCAAAGCCGTTGCAGAAGAGTTAGAGATCAAACCTGCTGTGCTTAAAAAGGCTATCAAGTTAGCCCACAAAGCAGAATTTGGCAAAGAAAAACAAGACCACGAGTTGCTGGAAACTATTCTCGAAACAGTTGGCAAGACGCTATAAATATCTGCTCAGCAGACGAGTCGCTCACGTTACGAGCATGTATCACGGCTTACCGGCCACAAACGGAGAACAATGAGTTATATTGACGCACTATTTGATCGTGAGCACGATCGCATCCATGTTGTAGAACGCAAAGACGGCGTTCGACGCTACCAAGAATACCCAGCAAATTACATTTTCTACTACGACGACCCACGCGGTAAGTTTCGTAGCATTTATGGCAATCCAGTATCAAGGTTTAGCACACGCAACAACAAAGAATTTCGCAAAGAAGTTCGCATACAGTCTGGCAAGCAACTGTATGAATCGGATATCAACCCGATCTTTCGCTGCCTAGAAGACAACTATAAAGATGTCAATGCCCCTGAACTGCACACAGCCTTTTTCGACATTGAGGTAGACTTTGATAAGGACCGAGGTTTCTCGCCAGTAACGGATCCATTCAATCCTATTACTGCTATCTCTGTTTACCTAGACTGGCTAGATCAACTGATTACCCTGGCTGTGCCACCAAAGCATTTGAGTTGGGATACCGCACAGGAGTTAGTTGCTGAATTTGAGAACACAATCTTGTTTGAACGCGAAGAAGATATGATCAAGACATTCCTTGATCTCATTGACGACGCAGATATCTTAACAGGTTGGAACTCAGAAGGCTATGATATTCCCTATACAGTAAACCGTTGTACTCGTGTGTTATCCAAGGATGACACACGCAAGTTCTGTTTGTGGGGACAACTACCCAAGAAGCGTATGTTTGAACGCTTTGGCGCAGAAAACGAAACCTATGACTTGGTCGGTCGTGTGCATATGGACTATATGCAACTGTATCGCAAGTATACCTATGAAGAACGCCACTCATATTCATTGGATGCCATTGCTGAATACGAACTAGGCGAGCGCAAGACACAGTTTGAAGGTACCTTGGATCAACTGTACAATCAACACTTTAAACGGTTTATTGAATACAACCGCCAGGATACAATGCTGATTGGTAAGTTAGATAAGAAATTACGTTTCTTGGATCTTGCCAACGAACTTGCACATGCCAACACAGTATTGCTGATCACTACAATGGGCGCTGTGGCTGTGACAGAACAGGCCATTATCAATGAAGCACACGAACGTGGCTTTGTTGTGCCTAATCGCAAGCAACGACTTGAAAACGAAGACGTTCAAGCCGCAGGTGCTTATGTTGCATATCCCAAGAAGGGTGTGCATGAATGGATCGGGTCAGTTGACATTAACTCACTGTATCCATCTGCAATTCGTGCTTGTAACATGGGGCCAGAAACTATTGTAGGCCAATTGCGATTAACTGCCACTGACAATTTAATCAAAGAACGCATGGCCAAAGGCATGAGTTTTGCAGCGGCATGGGAAGGTTTGTTTGCTACACTGGAATACACCAGTGTAATGAACCAAGAGAAAGGCACAGAGATTACCATTGACTGGGAAGATGGTAACTCCAGCACACATTCTGCCGCAGAAGTTTGGTCAGTAATTTTTGATTCTAACCAACCTTGGATCATGACTGCAAACGGTACTATTCTTACATTTGAGAAGAAGGGTATTATTCCCGGATTGTTAGAAAGATGGTATGCTGAACGAAAAGAAATGCAAGCAAAGAAAAAAGATGCTACTGATCCCAAAGATATTGCATTCTGGGATAAGCGACAGTTGGTTAAGAAAATTAACCTCAACTCCTTATACGGGGCCATTCTTAATCCGGGCTGTAGGTTCTTTGATAAACGTATTGGACAATCGACAACACTTACTGGTCGTACAATCGCGAAACACATGGATGCTTATCTTAACGAATGCATCACTGGCGAATACGATCATGTCGGGGCAGCGGTCATATACGGAGATACTGACTCATGTTATTTTTCAGCCTGGCCCGCGCTTCAGAATGAAGTTGAAGAAGGACGCATGGCGTGGTCTAAAGAGACTTGTATCGCACTGTATGACAGCCTTGCTGACCAAGTCAACGCAAGTTTTCCCGGGTTCATGGAGCAAGCATTCCATTGTCCAAGAGACATGGGGTCACTGATCAAATGCGGTCGTGAAACTGTTGCCGATCGTGGATTGTTTATTACCAAGAAGCGTTATGCTGTCAATGCCATTGACATCGAAGGCAAGCGACTGGACGTAGACGGCAAGATTGGCAAAACAAAAGCCACAGGCCTAGACCTAAAACGTTCAGACACACCTAAAGTTATTCAAGACTTCCTGTTGGAAATTCTAAATAAACTGCTGGCCGGTGCTGGCAAGGACGAGATTGTTGAACGCATCCGCGAATTCAAGTATGAGTTTATGGAACGACCTGCTTGGGAAAAAGGATCTCCCAAGCGTGTAAACAACTTGACCAAGTACGGTGCAGCCGAAAAGGCACAAGGCAAAGCAAACATGCCAGGGCATGTGCGAGCCGCGCTTAACTGGAATACTCTACGCAGAATGAACGGAGACAACTACTCAATGCAAATTGTTGATGGTATGAAAACTATTGTTTGTAAACTCAAGCCAAATGCACTTGGGTGGACTAGCATTGGTTATCCTACAGACGAACAACGGTTGCCACAGTGGTTTAAAGAACTGCCGTTTAACGACGCAGAAATGGAAGCAACAGTAGTTGACGGCAAGGTCGATAATTTGTTGGGCGTGTTAGATTGGGATCTTGCCAGCGTTACTAACACAGAAAATACATTTACTAGTTTATTTGATTTTGAATGAAACTCAGCGAAGTTATCGATTACCTTAGACAGTTGGAAGAGATTGACGTAAATCCAACTTGTCTAACAACGACTCGCTATTTAGATAGCGTAATGTATACTGTGCAGGCACACCCAATTCAACGTCAGAATCTCACTGACGATTTACAAAAAGACCTTGACGATGTAAAGAGCACACTAAACAAATTTCAGAGCACCGTTGCAAACATCAAGCAGCACTTAACAAAGATAATTTCGCAAAGTGAATCTGCTATGTACCAGGAGAGTACACGTTTGTACGAAGAAGAAATGTGTTTCGAAACCAACGAGTACATACTCAACCGCCGACTATCAATCGACGAAGAGAGCAACATTCTTCTACGCAGCAGATTGAAAAATGCAACAGACTGGCGCTTGCCCGGAATGATTATTCGTCCAGGCAAGGAAACTTTTATTGAAGATTTAGTGCCTCTTGATCCTTTGTATCTAGTAGATCATCATCAAGAATTATTGGATCCCAGTATTCTAAAATTTACGTTAGAATATCAACGCAGGTTGCGTCCATATGTGGTAAAGGAATATCACTCCAACAACATACTAGAATTGTTGCCCGACAATCAGTTTGGTGTTGTTTTTTCCTATAACCATTTTAACTATAAACCTCTCGAAGTGATCAACAGGTATCTTCGAGAGGTATTTGAAAAACTTCGACCTGGCGGTGTGTTTATCTTTACATTCAATGATTGCGATCGCGCACACGGTGTGGCCTTGGCAGAAAATCATTTTATGTGCTACACACCTGGACATGCTGTACAAGCACATGCCGAATCGGCTGGGTATGAAGTTATATGTAAACACCACGGAGAGGGTGACTTGAGTTGGTTTGAACTTCGCAAGCCTGGAGAAATTACTTCCATTAGAGGCGGGCAAAGTTTAGCCAGAATCGTTGCAAATTCTAAATAAACCCTGTAAACTTAACACTTAGGAGAAACTTATGAGAGACCACTTACTAGACTTAGTAGAACACACTTATGATCTTGGCTGCATTGACTTGATCAAGATCACAGGCGATGATCAAAGCACACAGATCAGCGGCTTGGCTGAAGATCTGAGTGTTGTTGTCCAAGCACAATACAACAACCCAGTACCAGAATTCATTGGTACATTTGGTATGCCTAACTTAGGTAAACTAAAGACCTTGTTGAACATTCAAGAGTACAAAGAAGATGCCAAACTTGCCATCACCAAAGGCAACACCGGCGAGCCAGACGGCATTGCGTTTGAAAACAAAAACGGCGACTTTAAAAACAACTATCGTTTTATGGCAAGTCAGATTGTCACAGACAAGTTAAAAACACCAAAGTTCAAAGGTGTTAACTGGCACATTGAGTTTGTCCCAACAGTAGCCAGCATCATGCGTTTGAAAATGCAAATGAGCGCCAACGCAGAAGAGCCAAACTTCCAAGCAAAAACAGAAAACGGTGACTTGAAGTTCTTCTTTGGTGACCACTCTACACACGCAGGTAACTTTGTTTTCCAAGCAGGTGTTAACGGTGCATTGAAACGTGCATGGTCTTGGCCTGCTAAACAGTTTGTTAGCATCATGGACTTAACTGGCGACAAGATTGTTCGCATCTCCGATGATGGCGCTGCACAAATTACTGTTGATTCAGGCCTTGCAGTTTACAACTACATCTTGCCAGCACAATCTAAATAATGACAACAGATCAAATATTAATCGCTACACTAGCATGGGCGATCATGATTGTGGTAGTGTATTCACACACTACATGGTCAAAGATTCGCGAGTGCTACGGTATGTGGTTTACCAAGGAATATTGGACTGATTACAATATCGTTGAATTTGTAAGTTGGGTTGCCAAAGCAATTATCATTATTCCTGGTTTGATCTTTGGCATTCAGATCTGGTGGCTGTATTTCTTAACGCTTGCTACCAGCCTTACATTGATTTGGGCTAGTAATAAAAAGTTCTTACCAACTCTGGTTGGATTTAACACAATGTGGGCATGGTTAAGTTGCATGGTACTAGCACAACATTTAATAAAATGACAGAAGAAACAAAACAAGATAACTTAACTGCCAAGCAATCAGACTACGCTGTATTCCTTCCGGCTATCAGCGGATTCTATGCTACATTCATAGGCAAACAAAGGAATGAACAATATGTCGATCCGAATAGATTTCCTCAAGGCCTGTCGGATATGGAGCAACTTAACTGGCTCAACTCCACCAAAGCGTTATTCCCCTATCGTTGGAGCCTATATTCAGGTGGACATGCTAACTTGGATCTTTCAAAACAAGACTGGTCCGAAGACATGGTCCGGAATCGAGAAGCAGGGAGTTTTATCCTGGGCGATTCAGGAGGTTTCCAGATTGCAAAGGGCTTGTGGGAAGGTGATTGGAAAGCCAACTCAGGTTGCCCCAAAGCGCAAAAGAAACGAGAACTCATTCTCAATTGGTTAGACAACGTTGCCGACTATGGCATGATTCTTGATATTCCAACGTGGGTTATTCATGACAAGAAAGCATCGGCTGCTTGCCAAATTACTACGCTACAAGAAGCAGTGGATGCTACCAAGTTCAACAACGAATACTTCATGAAACATCGCAAGGGTGTTAAGAATGGCGGTGCTAAATTCTTGAACGTGTTGCAAGGCGACAATCACACATCAGCAGAACAATGGTATCAAACCATGAAGGAATACTGCGATCCTGCAAAATATCCAGACACACACTTTGACGGTTGGTCAATGGGTGGACAAAACATGTGCGATGTGCATTTGGTGTTAAAGCGCCTTGTTGCACTACGCTACGACAATCTACTACAAGAAGGCAAGCATGATTGGATGCACTTCTTGGGAACCTCCAAGTTGGAGTGGGCCGTTTTATTAACTGTAATCCAGAGAGCCGTAAGAAAATATGTCAACCCATCGTTTACCATCAGTTTTGATTGCGCCAGCCCGTTCCTTGCAACAGCAAATGGACAGGTCTACTTTGAAAATGTCTTCGAACACGACTCGAAATGGTCGTATCGCATGGCTCCTTCAGCCGATGACAAAAAATACGCAACAGACACCAGACCATGGGGTCAAGGTGTAGTCACAGACGGCATCTATCCACGCTGGCAAGACAGCCCGATTAGTTCAATGCTAACCATGAAAGACATCTGCATTTACAAACCAGGTGACTTAAACAAGATTGGCAAAGAAGGCAAAACATCGTGGGACAGTTTCTCATATGCGTTGCTGATGGGCCACAATGTTTACTTGCATTTGACTGCTGTGCAAGAAGCCAACCGACGTTTTGATGCAGGCGAACATCCTGCAATGATGCGTTATACTGGTCCAGGGCATGAATTGTTTGAGGACATTGTTGAGCAAATTTTTGCTGCACCAGATCGAGCAACTGCTGAAGAGATTATCGAAAAGTACAGCCGTTATTGGATGGAGATTGTTGGTACCCGCGGATTCAAAGGTAAGAAAACAATGAACGCCCGAACTCAGTTCAACGCATTGTTTGATTTCGAAGAACCTGAGGTTGCAGAAGCCACCGATGATAGTGTAGAATTAGATACATCAGCATTAGATAAACTCAAAGATGAACAGACCTGAACACGATAATACCAACTTCTTTACTGGAATTGAAGTAGAGCATACGCCAGCACATGGCATGGAAACACTATTTGTTATTGGCGTACAACCATTTAGCGAAATTACTCCCAGATTAACCAAACCGGGTCAACATATCTACTTTGGTGCTAACATGAGTTTTCCAAAACTTGCTGTTAATGATGGTGCTGAATGGGCAAAGTGGGAACGTATGATTTATCACTACTTGGACATGGGATATTGGTGTACATTGGACATAGATATTTCTTGTGTAGAAGGCCTATGCGAATCCGGACTATGTGAGTACAATAAGTTTATTCCTATGATCTCTGCTAAGTTGCCTTACATCAATCAACTTGGGTACAATGCTACGCTCAAACTTGACGACAAAGACTTCAAGGCAACCAATCCCGGTGTATGGTGTCACAGCCTGCACACTTTACAAAATCGTGAGAACTTTACTCACTGGTCTAAATATGATGGAGATACAACACTATGAATCAAGAACAAAGAGATACGATAGAAAGAATTAAGCAACATGCAGAACGGAAGATTTGGGTTAGATTTCAGAAAGAGGGTATTCACTGCTACCCCGCGGCAGCGACTGACCCTGCTCTGGCAACTGGCGATCAGTACGATGTTAGTTTTCTTGGTACACCTCATCGTCATATTTTTCATTTTAAAGTCTGGATCGATGTACTCCACAATGATCGAGATATTGAATTCATCCAGTTTAAACGCTGGTTGGAAAATCTCTACAGAGACGATGTTCTTAAATTGGACTATAAGTCCTGCGAAATGATTTCTGACGATCTGTACTTACAGATTGCCGAAAAGTATCCTAACCGTGCGGTTTGGATTGAGGTAGCCGAAGATGGAGAGAACGGCGCCCTTATCAAATATGAAATCTCTCGTCCTAACCTTTCTATTACTATCTAAGGAAAAACAACATGGCAAAGCCTACATTTAAACCTAATCCTAAAGTCACTGAAATCTTTGACGAGTTGGACAAACTCCGAGAGTTCTGCCAAGACTTTGGCTATCGGTTCAACGAGGCAGACCTGTATAACTTTAAAAGTTATGCATGGCAACAATACAACAAATACGTTCAAGGCAAAAATGCCAAGAACATGTGGACAGAAGATGCCCGCAGACTTGGACGCTTGATCTAATATGGGTGCCGCCCGCGAAAAGGATCAAGCGGACTTTGACTTAGAACGCTTTGTCAACATGTTTGACGAAGCAATGACAAGTGATGATCCGCGAGTGATGGAAACACTACGCAGTCTAATGATGATTGTGACGTTGACTCGTCCCGAGTCATATGACGTAAACAATCCACGCAAAGGACCATTGCGTAGAGCGTTTGAAGACCAGAATCACATGTGGAAACGCTTTGAGCAAATGGAAGAAGAACTTCGCCAAATGCATCAGCGTATAAGTCAAAGTGAGCGAGATCGTGGTTTATGGCCTAGAGAACAAGTAGCCATGGAAAAATACTCAATGGCTGCTGCTGCACAAATGGCACAAAGCATTGATGCTGATGTAATGCAGAGTATCTCTCGCAAGATCAACACACCCGGTCTGAACCTTGTGCCACCTAAAGGACTACTAAAGAAATGAGAAAACTATTTTACATGGGCTTGGAAAGTTATGAAGCCCGTTATACACTACAACTCACAGAGTGGAACAAGCGTGTGTTTGATCGTCGTGGCTTAGACGTTGTTTATGTTCCCGGCACAACCATTGACAACACACAAGCCATCTCAGTAGGGCAAGTGTTAGACGCACACGGACGCAGTTATTTCTCTATGAGCCAAATGATGAACTTGGTTCAGATGATGAAAAACGGCGAAGTCAGTGGGGAAGATGTTATCTACTTTGAAGACATGTTCCAGCCGGGCTTTGAAAGTCTTGGCTATATTATGAATCAAATTCCCCGCGAACAATGCCCTCGAATCTATGTGCGTTGTTTGGCACAAGCAATCGATCCCGATGACTTTGTGCATGTTTGGGGTATGGCTAAATGGATGAACTTGTATGAGCAAATGGTCAATGAAATGGTTGCGTTCTCAGGTGGAGCAGTTCTTGCTACCAACGAAGAGATGGTCGCACACATGCGAATCGCAGGCTGGACAGCCCCTATCTATAACATATCTGGACTTGCCTTCGGAAAGGAAGAAGTACTTGAGCGAGTGGGTGGTCATTCCCGACTCACACCGTTTGATGCTCGTCCGCGAAGGGTCGGTTTCGCGGCTCGTTTTGACCAGGAAAAGCAGCCAGGGTTCTTTATGGACCTCATTGAAATGTACGGTGAACTCACCAGCGAACCATGTGAGTTTGCGATCTACTCCGGCGGACCACTCCGATCGAACAATCCTGAGTATGTGGCACGAGCCCGAGACATGGAATCGCGTGGACTATTAAAGATCTACGACAACATCAGCAAGAACGAATACTATGCTCATCTTAACAATACTCGTGTTCTCTTTAATTGCGCTTTACAAGACTGGGTCAGCAATACAGTTTCGGAGGCTGACACTCTTGGTTGTAATGTACTATATCCTGCTTATCGCAGTTTCCCCGAGACTTTCGCCAATGATCCAAACCGTCTCTATGTACCTTGGTCAATAGATGACGCTTATCACAAAATGCAAAACTTACTTCGTGAACCGCATCACAACATGGGTCTCATCAGTGATTGGAATAATGGAACTGTTGACCGCATTGTTGATATTATTACTGGTGTGGGTGAGCAATGGAATCGAGCGGGCAATCGCTATCGTGACCATGCTGCTCACGAAAAGTACCAAGTTGTAAAGATCGAAAAATGAGCGTTGTAATTGTTACTGGCTCGGCTGGATATATTGGCGGACAGACTGCCTTGTTGTTAAAAGACGCAGGGCACGAAGTCTATGGTATTGATCGTAGAGAACCACCCAAGCACCTGCAAGGTGTTTGTGATAGATTCTTGTATCAAGACTTTGCCTCAGATGTAGCACTGAGTTGGATTATCGCTAAACAACCGGATGCTATCATTCACTGTGCTGGCACAAGTTTAGTTGGCCCTTCAGTAAAAGATCCCAGCGAGTACTATAACAACAATGTAGCCAAAACTCTAAAGTTGTTGGATATTGTTCGCAAGAGTTTGCCACGCACTAGAATTATTTTTAGTTCTAGTGCTGCTACTTACGGTGAACCAATGGATGGCGCTTGTCGAGAAACTGATCCTTGTATGCCACTGAGTCC